AGAAAGTTATGATAGAAGGTAAAGAAGAATTGATTGGTGGTGACTTAACTGCCAAGAGTTATATTTCAGCATTTAGATTAGGTACTTATATCGCAACACAATTTAAACCAGTAGTTGCAAAAGCACTTTATGATATGACAAATGCTAGAACTGTATTAGATACAAGTTGTGGTTGGGGTGATAGACTTGCAGGTTTCTTTGCTTCAGATGCTGAAGAATATTATGGCTGTGATCCTAATCCTAATACATACGCTAGATATACTGAACAGATTGCTACATACAATAAACTTCTTACTAAACCTAAAGTAGTAAAGATATGGAATTGTGGTGCAGAAGATTTACCATATGATAAACTGCCACAGATAGATTGTGCCTTTACAAGTCCTCCTTACTTCTCTACAGAAGAATATAATAAAGGTGGTGAACTAGAAGAAAATCAATCATGGTTTAAGTTTAATGAATATGATAAATGGCGTGATGATTTTTATTTACCAGTTGCAGAAAAAACTATGAGTGTATCAAAGTATATGTTTGTGAATATCATGGATCCAAAGATACATGGTGTTCGTTATCGTTCTAGTGACGAACTAGTAAATAAATTTCAAGATAAGTTTCTTGGTCAGATTGGTATGAGAATTATGCAACGACCACAAGGTAAGGCTGTGTTCAATGATGAAGATGGTAATTTCAGTAAAGAAAAACTAGATGAACATATGAACAAAATGTTTATAGAAAATGTATGGTGTTTTGGTCCTGAAACAGACCTATTTAAAAATTCCAGAAAGGCTAATTTAGATGAATTTTTTGCTTGACAAAAGAACATATATATAGTATAATGATAACTGTTTACAAAAGAAATATTAATGGTAAAAAAAGTGATTGGGAGTTTGATTCTATATATGCTGACGGCTGTGAAGGTGGTAAGCATAGAGAAAAAGAATATGCTCAAAACTTTTTAGATGTTAATACAAAAGAGTCTAGAATTGAATATAAGGTTGAGGTAACTAATGAGTGATTTTTTAAAAGATATTATAAAAGAAACAGGTAATGAATATGCAAGTCTGGTGTCAGACGGTGCTTCGGGAGATGTAACAGATTTTATTGATACAGGTTCCTATATATTTAATGCATTACTAGGTGGTGGTATACACAAAGGTTTACCATCAAACAAGATAACAGCCATCGCAGGTGAAAGTGCAACAGGTAAAACATTCTTTGTACTAGGTATGTGTAAAAACTTCCTTGACCAGAATCCAGATGCCGGTGTAATATTTTTTGAATCAGAATCAGCAATCTCAAAAGATTTTTTGAATCAGAATCAGCAATCTCAAAAGAAATTATTGAAGAAAGAGATATTGACAGTAAAAGAATGGTTGTTATGCCAGTTACTACTGTTCAAGAGTTTAGACATCAAGCATTAACTGTATTAGAAAAATACATTAATCAAGATGCTTCAGAGAAAAAACCAATATTGCTTGTATTAGATTCTTTAGGTATGTTATCAACTACTAAAGAGATTGAAGATACAGCAGACGGAAAAGAAACTAAAGATATGACAAGGGCACAGATTGTAAAAGCTGCCTTTAGAGTACTCACACTAAAACTTGGGAAAGCAAAAGTTCCCCTTATAATAACTAACCATACTTATGATGTTATCGGTAGTATGTACCCTCAAAAAGAAATGGGTGGTGGTTCAGGCTTAAAATATGCAGCAAGTTCCATTGTATACCTATCTAAAAGAAAAGAAAAAGATGGTACAGAAATCATTGGTAATATTATCCATTGTAAAAATTACAAATCCAGATTGACAAAAGAGAATAAAGTAGTAGATGTTAGGTTAACATATGACAAAGGTTTAGATAGATACTATGGTCTATTAGATTTAGCATTGAAACACAATATATTTAAACAAGTTTCCACAAGAATAGAATTGCCAGATGGTAGTAAGACCTTTGGTAAAACAATAAACAATGATCCGACAAAGTATTTCACACCAGAGATATTAGAAAAGTTAGATGCTGTTTGTGGAAAAGAATTTAAATACGGAGATGGAATTGATACCGAAAATACCTCAGCTGCACAAAACGACAAATCCTAAACATCAAGAAGATTATGTATTTGTAGAGAAACCTGGAGAGGACTTTACAGGCATTAAATTGATTAATGGTCCGTTTGCAAGCATAGTTTACAAATATGGAAATGTAGGTTTTAGACCTGAAAATGAGAAAACACCAGAAGGTGCTTTGCCGATGGTCTTTGATTATACAATTATAGAAAATAAAATTGAAGCAGATACAGATAGTCAAGAGTTTGTTAACCATATTGGCGACATATTAGTTATTTTATTAGATGAAAAAATGAAAGAAAGGAAACTTGATGGAAAGAATTGAGCGAACAGCACTTAAAAATTTAATTCATAATGAAGATTATTGTCGAAAAGTTTTACCTTTCATCAAAGAAGAATACTTTACTGATAGATTAGAGAAGTTATTATTTTCAGAAATATATAAGTTTGTTAATAAGTATAATAATCTACCAACAAAAGAATCTTTATCAATTGAAATCAATAGTAACAAAACTATTAATGAAGATGAATATAAAAAACTTACAGATATATTATCTACACTAAATCCTGATCCTATTAATCTAGACTGGCTTGTAGAAACAACAGAAACTTTTTGTAAAGATAGAGCAATACATAATGCAATACTTGGTGGTATTCAGATACTTGATGGTAAAGATAAAGACCATACTCCAGAGTATCTTCCAGAAATGTTATCAGAAGCATTATCAGTATCCTTTGACCAAAAGGTCGGGCATGATTACTTACTTGAATCAAAAGAACGATTTGAATTTTATAGAAAGAAAGAAGAACGATTAGAATTAGATTTAGATTTCTTCAACAAGATTACAAGAGGCGGGATACCAAGTAAGACATTAAATATTTGTCTTGCAGGTACTGGTGTTGGTAAGACAATGTTTATGACACACCTTGCTTCGTCTATATATATCACTTTAGAAATGGCAGAAGAAAGAATTGCAGAAAGAATAGATGCTAACTTATTAAATGTTGGCATGAGTGATTTAGAAGAACTACCATATACAATGTATGAAACAAAGATAAACAAACTACAAAGTAAAACAACAGGTACTTTAATCATTAAAGAATACCCTACTGCTTCTGCTCACACAGGACATTTCAAAAATCTGATTAGTGAGTTAGCATTAAAGAAATCATTTAAACCAGATATCGTATTTATTGACTATCTAAATATATGTTCCTCTTCAAGATTTAAAGCTGGCGCAAGTGTGAATAGTTATACTTACATCAAATCAATTGCTGAAGAACTACGAGGCTTGGCAGTTGAAAATGATTTACCTATATTCTCTGCTACTCAAACTACAAGAGGTGGTTTTGTAAGTAGTGATGTAGGGTTAGAAGATACCTCAGAGAGTTTTGGTCTTCCTGCAACAGCAGACTTTATGTTTGCTCTAATCTCTAGTGAAGAACTAGAAGAAAAGAATCAGATAATGGTTAAGCAATTGAAGAACAGATATAATGACCCAACGGTCAATAGAAAGTTTATCCTCGGTGTTGATAGGTCTAAAATGAAATTTTATGATGTCGAACAATCAGCACAGGAAGATATAGTTGAGAGTGGTCAATCGGACGCTTTATCAACAAATAACAAGTTTAAAAAACTAGGTCAGTTTTCTGACTTTAAAATATAGAAAGGAGAATAAATGGCACAAGGTAAGATAAAATGGTTTGACCCAAAAAAAGGTTACGGATTTATAACGCCTGATGATGGAAGTAAAGATGCATTTTATGATGGAAGTAAAGATGCATTTTTGCATATTTCAGCATTAGAAACAGCGGGAATAAGTCAACTAGAAGTTGGACAATCAGTAACATACGAACTTGCTGAACAGCGTGGTAAGCAATCAGCAACAGAAATACAAAAAATATAAAGGAGGCTATTATGGCTATAACTATTGATGGTAAACAATATGACGAAACTAAATTGGATGACAAGCATAAGAATGCTATCGTTCAAGTGCAAGCGGCACAAAATAAATTAAAACAACTTCAAAGTGAGTTTGAAAATGTGCAAGTATTGATTGCACACCACAGTAAGTATTTAACTGAAAATCTTCCTGCGGCAGCTCTAATTGAAGCTACTGCTGAAGCTGTAGAAGCTGAAGTTGTTGAGAAGGCAGAGTAATGGCAAAGAAAGTCAACACTAATATAAAGTATGAAAAGAAGTTGAGTAAGTTTGGCGGTAGTATGAGATGGTTAGTTATTGAACGACCAACTGGTAGTATCGTTAGTGCTTACACCTTTGAAGATGAGGCACAAACAGTAGTTGACTTTCAAAACAAAAATAGAGTATGGACATCACAAGGTGGCGTTCCTGCTTACATAGCATTAGGTAAAATATGAGCGAACAAAGCAAACGATTCTATGAAATATTAGATACGATAAAAAACCTACATGATGCCAAGAAGCATGACTACGGAAATGCAGATGTATTTGCTAATTTCAGACTATCTGAGTTAGCAGGTATATCTCCTTGGAAAGGTTCTGTTATTCGTATGGGTGATAAGTATGCTCGTATAAGTAACTATATAAAGAAAGGTGACTTTAAATTTAAAGAAGAAAGTATTAAAGACACACTTATGGACATGGCAATATATAGTTTAATAACTATTGTATTATATGAAGAAGAAATGTTTAATAGCCATGTCAAACAATTTGAAGAAGGAATGAAGGAGAAAGAAGATGGGTGAGCAAGTTGATTTATCTCGATTAAACAATAAAGAGGATAAGTTTGTAGTAACTCATCCAGATACTAAAAAAGAATATGCATTTGATCCTAGTATTCTTGCTGGAGCTGATTGGTCTAATGCCTTCCAATCTAATGATGGTGATTTTACTCCTGAACAAATTAAAAAATATTATGATGCCGCAATGGCAATGGATTGGCAAGACGGATGGTATTCAACACGAGAAATGAAAAATGATGGTAAGTCTCCTGGATATAAACACATATCTTTAGGGGGTAGTGATACTGAACGAGTTGATTATGAGATAGAACAAGATTGGGTTAAAGAGGTTTGGGATAATATTAATCCTGGTCTTAAATTAATCAGACACTATCTAAATGGACATGGACCAAATCAATCGGGTGGTATTCATCTGGATGGATGGACTGGTAATCAATATACTGTAATTGTATATCTAACGCCTGATATGAAACCAGAAGATGGTGGCACACTAGAACTTTGGACACCAAATATAACTGATGAACAGAAGGCATTGGCAATTAATAGTCCTTATAGTTTTAATTGTCCTCAAGAGCATGATATAAATGTTCTGAAATCATTTTGGCCTAGACCTGGTCGTGTTGTAGTGTTTGATGCTAGAATACCTCATGTTGCAAGGGCAGTTGAAAGTGATAAGTTTAGAGTATCATTAGTATTTAAAGGTACTACTTTGGGTATGGCTCCAGAAAAAGTCGTTAATAAAAAAATGATTGAAGCCGCAGATATTGAATTTGAAGAAGTAGAAAAATAAATGGAGAGATTTATGTTTTATAAATAGTAGTATGAAAA